AAGTCAGGGTGCCGAAACCTGATGCCAGGATTGACGAGGAGCCGGCATCAGACCGCAAGTCCGCGGCCGCAGGCGATGTCCACTGACACGGACCGCCACTGTTCGTCCTGGCAGCGGTGGTGGCACCGCCGTCAGCGGACGGTCGATGTCGAAGTGCTGTGGCGGTCGCTGTTAGCGCGGGCCGACACCGTCGCTGAAGCCCGCGTGGCATGGGAAGTCTTCCTCCAGCAGGAGGGCCAGGCGCACTGGCACTGCGCGTGCGGGGTGCCGATCACCGAACTGTTTCGCACGGTCACCATTCAGGTCGAGGAGTAGCGAGGTTCAACCCGATGACCGACGCGGAAACGTATACCTGTGCGGCGTGTCACCGCACGGTCACCTCGACGCGGAGTGCCGACGACGCCAACCGGGAAGCCGAACGCAATTTCGGGATCTCGCAGGCGAGTCACCGGCCCGATATGGCGCGCATTTGTGATGACTGCTATCGGGCGATGATCGCGGCAGGACTGTTCGTGGAAGTGAAACCGAGTTAACAACGTGAAACCGATCGTGATCCTGGCGGACTCGCGGCGGATGGGCACATGCCGTTCGTGTGGGGCGCCGATCGAGTGGGCGACGGTCCTCGCCAGCCAGCGTGCGATGCCCTTCGACCCGCCGATCGTGGTCTTGCCGACGCTCGTGTGGGATGACGTGCCGCCATCGGTGTTGCATGTGGACATGGACCGCACCGTCGTGCATTTTGCTAGCTGCCCACAGGCCGAGGCGTGGCGGAGGGCGCGTGCTTAGACCCATGCAGTACTGCGCGCAACCAGGCTGTTCGCAGCTCGTCACACGAGGGCGCTGCGCTCGACATGCGGTCCAACAGGAACACGCCCGCCCGAACGTGGCCGTTCGTCGCTGGTACCATCAGGCCCGCTGGCAGGCGCTCCGACAACAGGTGCTCGCCGACCGTCCGCTGTGTGTGGACTGTGAACGCGAGGGCCGCGCCGAGCAGGCGACCGAGATCGATCACATCATCCCGCACGATGGCGACGTCGCACGGTTCTACGATCGCGCGAATCTCCAACCGTTGTGCGCGCGACATCACAGCGCGAAGACGCGGCGCGAACAGCTGAGGCCCACCGGGGGGTAGGAAAATGTTTGGCAGACACGTCGACGCGGACCGCCCCCCGAGCTTCTTTTTGCGCGGCCAGTAAGACCTTTGGACACAACCCTTTAGCGGGATGGCTAAAACCCACCACGGCGCGCCGCTGCTGACGCCGGCGCAGATCTACGCCCGGATCAAGCCGAAACCGGGGAAACGGCCGCGTGGCCGACCGCGGCTGGATGATGCGGAGAAGCAGCGCCGGAACACCCTGAAACCCGGCCGGGTCGCCCAGGGGTCATCGCCGATCGCGGTCGAGGTCAGCGTGCCATCACGCGACTATCTCGCCGTGGCGCTCCAGTACGGGGCGGACGTCCTCGAGGGGCGCATCACCGCGTGCAAGTGGGTGCGCCTGGCCGTCGAGCGCCAGGACCGCGATCTGCGCCGCGCGGCGACCGACGCCAGCTGGCCCTTCGTCTGGAGCGCGGCCCATGCCGTCGAGGCGTGTACGTTCCTCGAGCAGCTCCCGCACGTCGAAGGCGCGTGGGGCACGGCGACGCTGACCCTCGAACCGTGGCAGGTGTTCCTGATGACGTGCTTGTTCGGCTGGCGACAGCGCGTCGACCTGACGCGTCGGCGCTTCACGAACTTCTATCTCGAGCTCGGACGCAAGGGCGCGAAGTCGACGCTGCTGGCCGGCGTGCTGCTGTTTCACATCCTGCGCGAGCAGGAACCCGGGGCGCAGGGGGTGTGCGGCGCGACGACCGGCGCGCAGGCGCGCATCGTGTTCGCCATTGCGCAGAAGATGGTGCACCGTTCGCGCTGGTTGCGACAGCAGGGCGTGCAGGCCTTCGTCAATGCGATCTTCACCGACGACGCGACGATCAAGCCGATCAACGCGAAGGCCTCGACGCAGGACGGGTTGAACCCCTCGTGCATCGTGCTCGACGAGTCGCACGCGCAAACGTTCGCGCTGCACGACGTGCTCAAGAGCGCCCAGGGCGCGCGCAAGAATCCGCTGCTCGCGTGTCCGACCACCGCCGGCTACGACCTGCTCAGCGTCGGGTATGCGTTGCGGACGACCGTCACCAAGATCCTCGAGCAGGTCGTCACGGTCGATCATCTGCTCGGGATCATCTACACGCTCGACGAGGGCGACGACTGGCGCGACGAGCGCGTGTGGATCAAGGCCAACCCCATGCTTGGCGTGACGCCGGCGCTCGAGTGGGTGCGCCGCTATCGCAACGACGCCATCGCGACGCCGGGCCTGGAAGGCGAATTCCGGGTGAAGGTGTGCTCGGAGTGGGCGACAGCGGCCTCGGCCTGGCTCTCGATGACTGCCTGGGATCGCTGCGCTGATCGGGACGTGGTGCTCGAGGCCTTCGCCGGGCAGCCGTGCTGGATCGGCGGGGACCTGGCGCAGCTGGACGACCTGGCGGCCGTGGCGCTGCTGTTTCAGCGCGACGACGTGCTCTATGGATTCGTGCGACTCTATCTGCCGGAACTGGTCGTGCGCGAGCGGGCGCGCGCCGTGCCGGAGTATCGGATCTGGGCCGAGCAGGGGATCCTGACGCTCACGGTGGGCAACATGATCGACCATGACCGGATCGGGCGGGACGTCCGCGCGTGGAGCCAGCAATTCGCCGTCCGCGACATCGCCTTTGACCAATTCGGATCCGTGCAGTTAATCGGCGCGCTGGCGAACGAGGGCCTACCGGCGCGCATCGAGGCGAAGAATGCGAAGACGTTCACGCCGCCGGCGCGCGAGCTCGAGACGCGCGTGAAGCACGGCAAGTTCCGGCATGACGGCAATTCCTGTCTGCGCTGGCAGGCGTCGAACGTCGTCGTCAGCCGGCGGATCGACGACACCATCCTGCCGAAGAAGGATCATCCGGAGAGTCCGAACAAGATCGACGCCATCGACGCGTTGGTGCTCGCGATCGGGGGCTGGCTCCGTGCGACGGCGCGCCCGGCGCCGCAGTATCGAATCGTGGTGGTGTGAATCCGATGATGTGCGCGGGGAGGTAGGCGAATGGCCGAGACAAAACGCGGTGGCCGACCCCGACTCGCCCCGGAAGTGGCCTCGGTCACGGTGAAGATGCCGATGCAGCAATACGACACCCTGTGCCGCCAGGCCCACGTGTCGCGCGTCAGCATCCCGGAGATCATTCGACAGAAATTGCGCCACACGCCCCCTAAGCGCCGGCCCTAGTAAAAAACTTTAAACTCCCGCCCGCGGCTCAGCTCGGCGCATCCTTTTGCGCACAAATGCTCAACCGCGCCTATTGCCTGTTCGAGATCAAAGCGATCGATGAGGCGCGGCGCGAGATCCGCGGCATCGCCACGACGCCGGAGCCGGATCGGATGGGCGATATCGTGGAGTCCCGCGGTGCGGAGTTTCGGCTCCCGCTCCCCCTGTTGTGGCAACACCGTCAGGATCGGCCCATTGGTCACGTGGTGGAGGCCACCGTCCGCGACGATGGCATCCACGTGCGCGCGGAAATCGCCAAGGGCCTCGATCTCCCGTGGATCGAGGAGGCGTATACCCTCATCAAGGCCGGCCTGGTGGGGGGCTTCTCGATCGGCTTTAAGCCGATTGAGGCCGCCGAGATCAAGGGCTCCTGGGCCCAACGGATCACGAAATGGCTCTGGCTCGAGCTGTCGGCAGTCACCATCCCGGCCAATGCCTCGGCGACGATTGCCTTGATCAAATCCTGCGATACGCCCTTGCCCGCGTCCGGGTCCGGCGGTCGTCTGCCCTCTCGCGCCGCGTCAGGCGCTCGCGCTGGCACGATCACCATGAATGCTTCTGAAGAACTCACGCAGAAACGGACTCTCCTCAGCGAGAAAACCGCCCTCATCGGCGAGCTGCTCGCGCTCGACACCCTCTCCGATCCACAACTCGCGCAGCGCGGGGTGCTGACGACCGAGATCCGCGGCTTGAACAACGAGATCGAGTCGCTCGAGGTGCTCGAGACGGCGCAGGCCCGCATGGCGCAGCCCATCACGCAGCGGGGCTTCGCCGCGCCGCCCCGCCAACTGCCGACGCCGACGGCGACGCCGGTCGCGCAGGTCAAGGACAACTTGCCGCCCGGTCAGGAATACATCCGGTATCTCATGTGCCGCATGCACGCGTACGTGCGCAATGGGGAAATCTCCGCGATCGAGGTCGCGAAACGGTGGTATCCCGATCAGCCGCGGATCCAGAT